ATATATGCAGCCTGGTATGCAGTCGCCTTTGCCAAGAGAGCCTTGTCATTTGGCGCTGTTACTTCAGCCTCAACCCGCCCGCAGAACGTTTCGATGATAGTCTGAGCCATGTAGACCTGTTCAACAGTCACATCATAACCTGTCAGTAGCTTTGTGTTATCAACAGTCGTAAACAATTTAGTTCACCTCGCCTAGCTCACGAACCTTAATGGCCCATGAAGTTGTGTAATCCTTTGAGTTCTCATCTGAGAGAACCATTTGTAGTAGATAATCGCCAGGAGTCTGGAATAGACTGCGGCCGGTAGGCCAGACGAAGACAAACTGTCCACTTCTGGCCCCACCAACCTGCAAATCTGAACCTGAAAGGTCTACTTCATTGTTATTGTCATCAAGTAGACGCACCTGGAAGTTATCGTAAGCAGTGAGGTCAAGCTCTCTTCCGAAAGAATCCCTCACATCAATGCTGAGCGGCCTCTTGGGAATTTGGCCAACCCAATACTGACTCATATCCATCTTACGCATCCTCCTTCATGTAAATAATTGCGTCAGAGTAGTGTAGGTAGAGAACGATTTGGTCTCCACCCGCGTGAACCATATCGAAGTTTTCCACCAAAGTAGCGGTAGCTGTCATTGGTTCAACTGAGATTGTTCTTCCTACTCCTACCATGCTACCAAATGCTGTCATAGGAAGCACAATTACTTGTGCGTCCGGTCCGTGTGCCTGTGCTGGAGCAGACATTTGCGCGGTTGCTAGCATTGCTGTAGCATTGACCGTTGCAGACTTCTGACCAGATACCACAGGCATAGACATTGAAGCATTGGCCTTGAGAGTGTCAGGACGAACAATCTTGTCTCCTGGCTCAACTTCATCACGGATGCTTAGCCAGTTGAACGCTCTTTCAAGCATTCCATGTTGTGTCAAGAACACAACAGGATACTTCTCGGATTCGTTAACACCAACAACAAAGCCTCCGCCCGAAGATGGGCTTTCTACCGCATCTTCCCCACTAATAGGAGTCTGCCCAGCACCACCAGTCGGACCATTCTGACCAGAACCGGTGCTAATTGCTGTAGCAGAAACACGATAGCTAGCGTAATCCCAAGCCCTCTTTGCCGAATCCTCCCAATTTGCCGGGTTAGGAATCTGCTCATTAGGTGGAACAACCTGCTTACGCAGGGCACCGAAGTTACCATCAGCACCTTCCATAAAGTTGACGTAGATTTTACCATTTGCCTGACGACCCTTGAGAGTATCCCCCGGCTTTACGACAATTGATGTTGCATAATCAGCAAAAGGATTAGCAACTTCATTTGTGCCAACGTAGTGAGTGTCATTCTCCTTGGTCAGGATTGTTCCCGCCTTGACATTCTCGGAAGGAACAGCTACAACAGACCTTCTCGTGTTGTGTACTCCAAGCCAAGATGAAGAACCGGCAATTGCCCAGAAGTCCTGTGGGTAGTACATCTCATCACCAATCTGGAGACCAGATGCAATTTCACGGTACTTCCATCCTTCAAATGGAATCTTGTACGGGTCACGAGGACGACCATAGAAGTAGTCATCAATGATGTATCCACCAAGAGTGGTGAAGTCATCAAGCAAGGAAACAATCCTGTACTTGTTAGCAGCGTGTGTATCGTAGTAATACTTAGGGTCACTGATTTCACCGCTTCCCTCATTCCACGGGTTAATCTGTGGGCTTCTAGCATCGTATAGACCAGAGGCATTACCCTGAGAGTCAGAAACAAATGTCTCACGAAGCATAGAGTGAACAGTCCATCTGTCAATGATTCCAAGCTGAACCGCTAGGTCCGGCTGTGGAGCCCAAATAGAGAATCCGTGCTCATCCTGTGCTGCTCGTAGAGAGTCAACCATGTTTTCCCAGTTCTTTGCAGAAGCCGGGGTTCCATACTGTTCATTTGCTGACTTAGGTGGTAGGTTCAGGAAGAATACAAGGTCATAGTCAGACACATCAATGTCTGTCGTAAGGTCAATGTATCGTCCTTCTCCAGTTACGTAGTCATAGTATGCACCGCCAAGGTATTCATCAACCCCGCGAGTTTCCTCCCTTTGGATACTCTTGGGAAATACCTTGAATCCACCGAGGTCAAATGGTGCTGACCTTCCCCCATAGTGACGAAGAATCTGTCCACCAAATGTATCCGATGTCCTAATACCAGTCCAGTTATATGTGTCCCAATAGTTAGGAAGAGCTAGGTTCTCATCTGTGTCTGTGTTGAAGAACAACGCAAGAGCACGCTTCTGATTACCCTTTCCAATAACATTAGGTGCTTCCGCACTTGCAGTCATTGGCTCTACATAGATTGGGTTGTAACCGAATGCATAGTAGTAGTTACGGATTGCTTCCGTCTCTGACAGAATCTTGTCAGGCTGGAAAGCGAACTCCATGATATCGCCTTCGAATGGGATTGAAGTTGCACGCTGACCAATTGTTGTAGTAATTGTTTCTACGCGAGAACCAACACCACCAATTGAGTCTGGAACAGCAACGAAAATCTGATTCTCAAGCAGGTATCTCTTGAGTTCTACCCTGCCATCTACATAAACGGCAAGCTGACCTGGATAATTCAGAGCAGCATTACCAAATCTGTAGAAGGTAACAACTACGTGATGCCACTGACCATCATTAAGACTGGTCAATCCGGTGTACTGTCCTGCATTTGAAGGGAAGATGTCAATCTTGCCGTTGGTAAGACCAATCATTGTTCCACGAAGAGCCCCACCGAAGTTGTTGAAGTTGAAGTCAATACCCTCAACAATGGTTTGAGTAGCCTTTGTGGTTCTGAATACAAACTCAAAAGTACCACCGGCAACAAGACCATCATTATCAGGAAGTAGAATTCCATCGTCAACACCGTCAAATCTAGCAATCTTACGTCCTTCAAGACCAGAGATTCCTAGAGTAACCCCGCCAACATATGTACCGTCATTAAGCGTGGTGCCGTCAGGACGCTCATTGTGGGCGGTTGTTCCCGAGATTTCATCAAGTCGGTACCATAGGGAACCTCTTTGTGTAATCTGAGAGTTTAGTCTCATGTAGTAAGGGTCAGAGTCATTACCCTGAGCTTCTACAGGTGGAATGATTGTTGCAACTGAATTCATTACACTTGCATTAACCCGGGCGTTTAGCTCACCGCTTACAGAGACAGGAGGCATAGATGCATTAGCTGTCAAAGGAGTCACGGCAATTGATGGATTGTTCGTGAATCCACCACCAGGCATAGAAGCATCTGCCGTCATTGCAGAAACATTAATATTCCTATCTGGAATTGAAAGTTCTGGAACGACCAAAGATGCGTCTGCTGTCATTGGGCTGACTGCAATATCTTCATTAATTGAAGAGCTTGGCATGACCAGAGAACCACTAGCTGTCAAAGGTGAGACTGACAGTGACGCTCCAGTTCCAACAGAGACAGACGGATTAACCAAGCTTGCAGAAGCATCCAAGGTTCCGGCTGAGAAGCTGTTGTCTCCAGACACCCAATAAGTTAGGCTGAGAACTGGTCTCAATCCTGATGTTGCATGGTCGGGGGTTGCAATTCCGAATCCGCTAGTTGATGCGGTCAAAGCAATACCGTAAGCGGTACCAGACTGAATTGACCTTACAGCATTAACCACAGAAAGAGTGGTTTCTGTAGGAATAACAACGCTTCCGGTTAGCTGTGTGAAAGACTCCTCAGTTGAATCAAGGGTTGGCTTCGTTGCCCAAGTAACCGTTGTTGGGTTAAATGAACTGGTAACCGCCTTTGCTCCAACTCGTCTAGGAGACGTTCCAGAAACATCAACGATGTTTAGCTTAAGCTCAGCGTTACCAATAACCGCTCCAACAGGAAGTCCGCTAAGGTCAGGAACAACGTATGCAATGTGGGTCGTGTCCTCATACATCGTACCAACAGTCTGCGTCTGAGTATTCTTGTTGGTTGACGTGTTAGCAGAATCAACCTCAGCCCATACCTGAGAAACAGAAAGTGGGCGGGTTGCAGCATAAGCATTTGGCAAAGAAGCTGATGCCGTCATTGCACCTACAGATACAGAAACGTGCCTTTGTGCAACAACACTAGGCATAGGCAAGGATGCAGAAGCAGTCATAGCCGTAGCAGAATACTGCGCAGAGTTTCCAGCTAGATAGTGAGCACTGATTCTGGTGGTTGAAAGAGAAGATGGGTAAATAGCCCATTCGTCAATTTGACCGTTCCAGTTCTCATTACCGGCCGAAGTTCCATATGCACCCATCCAAATGTTTGTTCCAGAAGGGAATGCACCATTAGACGCAACACCCGCCGTTCCTACCTCAACAGAGTCAAGATAGAGACGAACGTTTGTACCGTCTGAGCTGACTACAATGTGATGCCAATTGGTGTCATTGATTGTTGGTCCTGTAATCTTGTACTGAGTTCCACCATTGAACTTGTACCAAGCCGCAAGCTTTCCAGTACCATCAGAGCCATAGATTGTGAAAGAGTTTGCTGCCGTTCCATCATAAGTGTTAAGCAACTCCATGTAACCAGTGTCACCGGCAGTAGTCTTCTTGAACCAAAGCTCTACAGCCCATGTACCGTCATTGAAATAGTCATGAGTTCCGACATTGTAGTTAATGTATGAAGGAACAGACGGACCAGACATCAAAACAGCCTGACCCTGCTTTCCAGCTACAAAGGAAGTGCCAGCAGATGCCGTAACAGAGATAGACCTTGAACCAAGATTGGTTGAAGTGCTACCATCCATAGGCACATAAATACTTGGACTATCAGCAAGGATAGTGTCATTATATGCTGTCATAAGAAAAGCCGCGCAATCTAAGTACCATCAGGCATCAGAAAGCAACGGCTTCACCTCCGTTAATTGTATTGAATGCACCGGCAGGAACAGAGCTTAGAGAAGTCCTGCCCTGACGAAGAGCACGCAAGATTGAGGTAGCCACAACCTGTGTTGTGAAAACTACCTCTCGGAAGAAACCGTTGGCAATCCTAACCTTTGGAGTGACCATTACTGATGTAACAGTCATCTGGATTGCAGCTACCTCAATCTGTGCGTTCATAATAATCGTTATCCGTAAAGTTTTTGTTACGCAGAGGTTACACGGATGATACCTGTTGCGTCCCATGTAAGAGTGAAGTTACCGCTGGTGCTAGACTGGTCTGAACCAAAGTCTACATAACCAAGGAGAACCTTAGTAGAGTCGGAAGCACCTGCGTCATCGTAGATAACAGCGTAACGAGCAGTAATCGTTGAGCTTGCCCAAACAGTGTCGGCAGCGTCAAGAATGACCGTGTTAGTTGCTGAATCATAGGTGACTGTCTTTGAGGTTAGAGCCTGTCCACCCGCAGTGTAACCAGTACCAGATACCTCATTGGTAACGTCAGACTTATAAACATGAGTGTCCTGATTTGGAGTGTAAGAAGAAGTCGTAAGCATTACCTTAATGGTATCGCTGTCGAAGTCAACTTCCTTGTTGAAAGCCTTGGCAATCAACTGTCCGTACAACTTTGCAGGCATATTTATATTTCCTTTCGTTTAATAAGAGTTTATTTGTTTGATGGAAGGGAGGGTTTTATTCTCCCTTTATCCCATCACGATTGGTTACGGAGCAGCAGTCTTCTCAATAACCTGGAATGCCTCGGCAGTAGCCGCGACAAATCCACGACGAGCACGAAGCTTAAGCTCAACTTCGTCAGTTGCCCAACGAGGCTGGTCAGAAACCTGTGACTCTGGACCATCAAAAACACCAACAATTAGGTGCTCACGGTAACCTGCTACAAGTAGCGGATTTCCAGTTGGACGGTCAGTAGCAGTCGCAGAAGTACGTGCACCCTTAGAGAATACAAGCTGGTGTCCGAAGATAGTTGGAACAGCCGCACCAAGAACCTCATTAACAGCAACAACACGGTCTCCCGCAGCGTCCTTAAGGTTACGTAGGTTCATCGCAAAGGATGGGTGAGCAATAACAACAAGCTCTCCAGAGTAAGCGCCAGCCTCAAGCTCACCAAAAGTGGCAACGAGGTCTTCATACGATAGGTCACCGGCAGTAGCGGTTACACGAGAATTCTGAGAAGCAAGACGGTAAACAGACTCGTAAGGAATCGTTCCACCGTTCTTAGCAGCAGTTACACCAAGTGCAGCGTTGTCATACTTACGAGCAAAAGCAGATAGCCATGCGGCCTTCTTCTGATTGAATACGTCAACAACAGCGTCACGCTGGTCCTCAACAGAGATTGCGAAGCGGTTTGCGAACTTAACTGCACGCATGTCAACTTCACTTAGGGTTGCAGTCTGTACCGGAATGGTAGCAGCCTCAGCAACAATGTCAGCACCCTCAGACTCAAAGCGAGGAATTGTGACAGTAGGGGCGGTCATAATGACCTTGCGACCAACCATTTCTACAGCAGAAACGTCGGTTGCCTTGGTTAGAACCTGGTCTGAGCTTGGCTCGGGAATCCAGCCATTAGCCTCAGTTAGGTCTGTCGTATCAACAGCCATTTTAAGATATTACCTTTCTGCCCATTAGGGCGATTTATATTAGTTTAATTGAAAATGTGGTTGGCAGAACTTGAATCGTCCGAAGCAAGTAGTGCGTACCACAAATCAATCGTCCGAAAGGTATCGTGGTACTTTCACTACTTATACTATCATACTTTTTTCAAAATAGGAAATTACAGATTTCCAAGGATGAAATCTACCTGCCTTTGAGTTCCATCCTTCTTTTCTTCAACCTTCTTGCCTTCGAAAAGGTTAAGAGGCTGAACCTGCTTCTTGACGTTGAACAGCTCAGGAAGCTTCGTCTTCAGCTTCTTCAAAGCCTCATCTAGTCCAACTAGATTGTCTTCATCGTCAATGTCTACACCATCAAGAGAAAGGAATTCCATGATGCGAGTTGGGTCCTTAATGCCCTCTTCCTTCAAAGCCGCGCGGACTTCAGTCTTAATTGCACGACTCTTCCATCGGGCAATACCTTCATCTCCCTCAAGCTCGGAGAGACGAGCCTCTAGGGCTTCCTTTGCTTCACGATGTGACTTTGCTTCAGCAGTAACCCGGCGATAATTACGCAAAAGTCCCTGAGGGTCCTTTACTTCCTCTTCCCGATTCTGCTCATCTGTTACATCATTTACATTTTCTTCCATTGCGTGTCCTCCTTTAGTTACTTGAGGGAACCATTGGTGCTGGTTCCATCATCATTTCTGTGTGAATAAACACCCTTAACAGTAATCCCGGCCTTTTCTGCCTTCTGTACTGCATCAAGCAACGCCTTTAGAGCTGCTTCCTTGGTGTTGGACTGCTTTGCCTGTCGTGGCTTAGCAGCCTGCTTGGTTGGCTGAACAGTCTGTACATCAATGCTAGCCATTTGTACCATTCCTTTCTGGATTTGAATTGTCCTCTACAGCATTTGTTTCATTAGCTGTAGACTGTCGTGCCTGTGGTGCTCGCTGATAGTAAAGTCCCATCTTGAACTCCTCCTGACGTTCCTGCATAATCCTGTCAACCTGCTCAGGTGGATAGCCACCTTCAATAAGAGCCTGCCTATAGGACAATCCAGCATTAATCTTCTTTAGCGTAACGTCCCAACGCTCAACTTCGTCAAGAGACTCAAGGGTCTTCCAGTAAACCTGAATACCCGCAGAGTTAATCTTCTCAATCTTGAGAGCGAACCTGAACATTTCTGCCCAAGTAGCACCAAACGAAATCTGCCTGTCTCCAACCTTCTTAAGCAAAGGAGCTTCGGCAGCACGGAGAGCATTACCCGTCTGAAGATTTGTACGCTCAAAGTAGTGCAAAGGAGTGCTTGTGAGAGCCGCCATTGCATTAATGCTGTCGTGAATTGGGTTCCAGAAGTTAGACGGGTCAGCAGGCTTAAACTCTCCAACCTGACTAACACCCTTCATGTACCAAAGCTCACCAGGACCAGACCTCATAGCCTCAATGTTCTGACGGTCTGAAGAATCCTCATCCCATTCAGATAGCTGAGAGTCATCCATCAACGCCAAAGCGTAACGCTGTGGCGCACCCTGATAATCAACAGTGAACAAAGACGTGACAAACAGCTTGTTGATAGCATTCTGAGTGTCATATCCATCAAAGTGCTCAGGGCGACCAAATGGCCTGTGAGTCCTGAAATGGAACACTGGAATCTCACCAAATGGATTCTCAATCGTGTCAATCTCCTGCCAGTTCAAACCATCAGTGAGATAGCCTGACTGTGCAGAATAACGATTGATTGAATCCTTTGTGTAGACATCCATACGAATGTGCTGCTTATCAGGCATCCAAGTCTTTACAGCATACAACTTCTTGCGAGGATTCTCAGGGTCATAAACCATCACCATATCTGTAGGTGCATTATATGCCACCTGAAGCTCTCCGCTCTCTGGGTCTGGCCAAACAATAACGTAGCAGTCTCCAAACACCAACGCGCGGCGGTGAATCTCCTGAGCCTCAAGAGTCAGCTCATTATTCTCCCAAATCCTCTGGATTGTTGCGGTAGCCTTCTCTGACTTTGCTGAGATAGTTGCAATCTCAAGACGGTCATTGACAGCATCCACAACCGGGCGACAGAAATTCAAGCGAGAATACTCACCTGTAGCTCTGAACGCCTGTCGTAGTTTAGCGGACGCAAAGGTCTCAGGAACACGACCCTCATAGTAATCAAGAGCCGTCTTGT